TCGCTTGGCCTGGGCGAAGACCCCCGGCGCGTGTAGGCCCTCGTGCCGGCCCTGGCCATGGCCGCGGGCGCGGACTCGGCGCGCGTGGCCCGTGACGCCGGCAAGTTGCTGATCGAGATCCCCAAACCCTCGGAAAAGCGGACGATCCTGCGCGCTGACCGGCTCGAAACGTTGACGCCCTCCTGCGCGACGGCGGTCTCGCTGGGCCTGGCCACCGGCGGCCGGCCGGTGTGGTTTGACCTGGCCGACGAAAGAACCTGCCATGTCATCATCGGCGGGACCACGGGCAGCGGGAAGACGGTCGCGCTGCACTGGCTCTTGACCCGGCTCTTGCTGCAAAACGGCCCGGATACGCTGCGCGTGCTGGCCCTGGACCCCAAGCGCGGCGAGTTGCAGCCCTTCGCCCACGTGCCCCACTTGCTCCACCCGGTCACGAGCAACCCGTTGGATGTGGCGCGCGTGCTGGCCTGGGTTGAGGGCGAGCTTGACCGGCGCGCCGCGACCAGCACCCGGCGGCCCCGGCTCGTGGTGATCCTGGAAGAGGTGGCGGACGTGTTGAAGACGACCCCCACGGCCGGCGATCTGCTGGCCAGGATTGCGCAAATCGGCCGCGGCCTGGGCGTGCATCTCGTGGCAACGACCCAACAGCCCGGCGCGCGGTCCCTGGGTGATGCGCTGGCCAACTTCCCCGCTCGCCTGCTGGGGCGCGTGGCAAGTGCGACCCTGACCTACGGCGCGGCCGGCCGCGCGCGCACGATGGCTGATCAGCTTTTGGGGCGCGGGGACTTCCTGCTGATTACGGCCGATGGCACGATTCGGCTACAGGTCCCTATGATGACCGGCCGGCAGTATCGGAGCTTGCCGCGCGCTGACCAGGTGGACACCCTGGACAGCGATCTGCCCAGCCTGGCGCTTTTCGCTGACCTGGCGCGCGACACCCGCGGCGGTCAAGGCCGGCGGGAGCTTGGGCCGGCGGAGTATGCGCGCATTGACCAGGCCCTGGCAGACGGCGCAACGGCTGACGATCTGCGCGGGGAGTTTGGCATCGGCTGGGACCGGGCGCGCCGGCTGCGCGACAACTACAGGGGGAGAGGATGAAAAGCGAAACGGTAAGCGGCCTGGGTATCGCCCTGGCCCTGACCCTGGCGGCGGCGGCTCTGCTATCCGTGTACCTGATCGGCTCGGAGCGGCTCTTTATCCTGGCTGTGATCCTCGTTGGCGGCCTCGTGGTCGCGGGCATCATCGCGGCCAGCGCCTTCGCGATCCGGGCCTATCGCAAGACCGATAACCCGCCCGTGATCGAAAAGCACGTCTACCACGAGGGGCGGCAAATCATCCGCGAGCGGGTGATAGACGGCCGGCAGGCCCTAGCCCCCGAAGTGAAGTTGCTACAGCTCCCGGCCCAAGCGCAAGGCGGCGCGTTTCCTGAGCTACTGCGCGCCGCTTACCAGGCCGGCACACTGCGCGGCGCGCCCCCAGAACCGCCGATAGACGCAGAACTGCGCGAGTTGGGTCCCGCGGACTGGGGCGACGATCTGACTAGCTGACCTCCCCGCAAAACCCGCAAACAGCCCACGAGCTGGGCGCGGGGTAATGTATGGGGTTTTTGTGGGGATTGAAGGGGGGAGAGAGGTTGACGCCATGACATCACTATTCGGACAATTGGCGCTCGATCTGGACGCAGCTTCCGTTTCGCCTGGAGACGATGCGGCTCGTTACGAACTTCGTAACGATCGTTGTGCGCCTGCGGCGACGTTCGTGAACGAGTTCGTGCGCGGGGCGTTCTATCGCGGCTATACGCCGGACACGTCCGAACGCGAGGCGCGGGCGTTGTTTCGACGACGATTCGGCTATGACCCCGCGATCGTCGCTCGCGGGATGGGCGGCATTCTGTTGGCGGGGCCGATTCCTGGACCAGGTGGGGCGACAGGAAGTATGGGTGAGATCGAGTACGGAGGTTCGCTAAGAGGGGACTCTCGCACGGCGAAATTCGTTGACAAGCCGTGTGATGTGTGGTAGAATTGGTTTGTGCAGCAGCAGAGCGCGGGGCAGGCCGAGAGCGTGGTGAAGGCGCTGGAGCAATGGCTCAGGGATGAGGTTGCGCCGGTGATCCGCTCTGGGGTGCACTGGAAGGTGACGATCAATGGCGCGCCAGGAGACGTGCGAGTGGTGATCGAGAAACACGGTCAACTGGCAGTGACACCTTCGCAGGGAACGAGGCGACCGTCAGGGAGCGTCCCTGCCAGGTGATGCGTGGTGCGCTTCTGCTAATCCAACCTTAGTGAATGAGCCGGATGTGGCTCGGTGAACGAGGCATCCTCGGTGACGAGGATGCCTCGTTGTTTTAACCGCAGGAGGTCAACATGAGATTGCCAGGGACGGCGTGGGTGGCGCTGATCGTGGCGCTGATCGGTTGGCTGCAAGGGGACTGGTTCGCGGGACAGCTTTGGGTCCCTGCAGTGGTGATCGTGCTGGGCGTGGCGGCGAAGTTGATCGAGACGTATGCAGCTTCCCGGTCGGAGATCGGCTTGAGCAGGGGGCAGACGGCGGGGCCGGCCGGCTGGGTGACGTGGCTGTTGGGATGAACGCCAGGCGTGGGGGCCTGGCGTTTGCGCGTCAGGGTCAGGCGATAGTTGCGTTCAGCCAACGCGATCCCAGGTGGGCCAACGAGCGGCTGGGTACGAGCGAGTACACGCTGGGGCAAGCAGGCTGTTTGGTGACGGCCGCAGCGGCGTTGCTGGCAAGTTGGGGCGCGGACACCGATCCCAGGCGGCTCAACGAGTATCTGCGCCAGGTGGTCGGGTACGTCGAGGGCGGGCTGTTTGTCTTTGCGAGCGTGAACGGGCTGGCCGGGGCGCGGTTTGAGGAGTTCATTGATTGCCCCGACGTAGCGGCGCCGGTGGAACGCTTACGGCAGAAGATCGCGCGCGGGGCCGGAGTGCTGGCGTGTTTCGATTTCGTTCCGGGCGGGTCGGTGCAGACGCATTGGACGTGGCTGCTGCGGCTCGATCTGGAGGATGGGCAGTTGATGGATCCGTGGCAGCCGCCCGGGCAGGAAGCAGCGCCGTTGTCGCGCTATCTGGCGGCGGGTTGGACGCCGGCGCGGGGGATCTTCCAGGCGGCGGTGTACCACCGGCAGGACCGGGTGCGCAGCCTACCAGGGATCACACGGCAGTCGAGGGTGTGTGTGAGGGTTGGCGGCGTGGGAGAGTGAGAGATGCCACGCCGGAAGCCGCTGGTCTGTCATCGGTGTGGGAAGACATACCTGGGCTGGCAGTGTTCGTGCCGGAAGAAACGCCAGGGGGTAGTGGGCAGCGTGTCCCCTGGCTTCGCCAGGACAGGCTGGCGAAGCCAGGGGAGTCAGGGATCAGTGAGTAGAGGGCGGCGGCGGGCGAGCGACGTGTTGAGGTGGACGCCGGCGGCGGATTGGGCGGTGGGAGAGGGGGAGATGGACGGTATTACTTCGGATAGTCATAGCGACTACCCACACACGACGGTCGCCAGAAGTGAGGATGGCCCGAAAATTCCGCTTGGGGACGAGGACACGGGATGAGCATTCTGCAGGAGGTGGGTCGGCGGCTGGCGGCGGATGATCTGTCGCGGCTGAGAGAGGCGACGCGCGACCAAGATGCGCAGCTGACGGCGCTGCGTGAGCGGATGGCCGACCTGGAGCTGGCGCTGGAGGACGTGAGCTGGTTGCGGGTGACGTTTCAGGCCGAGCAGGAGTTCAGCCGGGAGGGGCTGCGGCAGATCAACCGGCTGGCGCGGGTGATGTGGCTGAAGAGTCCGCTGATCAAGCGTGGGGTGGGGGTCCAGACCCTCTACGTGTTCGGCCAGGGAGTGAACGTGTATGGCCGGGTGCCGGCGGTGAATGCCGTGGTGCAGAAGTTCCTGGATGACGCCAAGAACCAGGCGGAGTTGACGAGTCAACAGGCGTCGATGCAGAAGGAGATGGAGCTGCAGCTCTTCAGCAATCTGTTCTTCGTGTTCTTCGTCAATCGGTCGTCGGGGCGGGTGCGGGTGCGGACGATCCAGCCGGATGAGGTCGAGGAGATCATTTGCAATCCCGAGGACGGCAAGGAGCCGTGGTTCTATCGGCGCACGTGGCAGGAACAGAAGCTCGATATGGATAGCGGAGGGATAGCGACCACGCAGCGCACGGCGTACTATCCCGATTGGCGGTATACGCCGAGAGTCAAGCCGGTGCGCATCGGGCCGCATGAGGTGCGGTGGGAGACGCCAGTCTATCACGTGAAGGTCAACGCGCTGAGCGACATGCGTTTCGGTGTGAGCGAGGTGTACGCGGCAATTGACTGGGCGAAGGCATATAAGGAATTCCTGGAGGACTGGGTGACGATCGTGCGGGCCTATAGCCGGTTCGCCTGGCAGGTGACGACGAAGGGGGGCAAGGCGGGGATCGCGGCGGCCAAGGGGAAGTTGGCGACGACCTATGGGAGCAGCCCGACCGCGGCGGAGACGAATCCGCCGCCGGTGACGGGGGCGGCGTTCATTGCGGGCGAGGGGACGCAGCTGTCGCCGATCCGCACGGCGGGCGCGACGACGAGCGCGGAGGATGGCCGGCGGCTGCTATTGATGGTGGCGGCGACGACGGGGCTGCCGGAGAGCTTCTTCGGGGACGTGAGCGTGGGGACGCTGGCAACGGCGAAGAGCCTGGATCGTCCTACGGAGTTGCAAATGAGGGCCAGGCAGATGCTGTGGGCCGATGTGTTGAAGGGGATCATCGGGTTCGTGATCGTCTGGGCAGTGCGAGCGCCGAGCGGGCCGCTCCACGCGCTGGGGTCGGTGGTGGAGGAAGATGACGGGACGCCACTGGTGACGCTGCGAGACCCGGAGACCGGCCAGGCGCTGGACTTGACGGTGGACGTGGACTATCCGCCGATCCTGGAACATGACGTGCAGGCGCGTGTGGGGGCGATCGTGGACGCGGCGACGCTGCAGGGGCATCCGCCGGCCGGCACGATGGACGACCGGACGCTGGCGCGGCTGCTGTTGACAGCGTTGGGCGAGGACGATGTAGACGATCTGCTCGACCGGCTCTATCCAGACGAGGGCAGGGGTCAGCCTGTCCCCTTGCTTCGCCAGGACAGGCTGGCGAAGCCAGGGGAGTCGGGAATCGGGGAGCAGGGAGCGGAGGCGACGTTCACGGAGGCGGTGCGGGAGTTGCGGGAAGCGGTGCGAGGGTTCGTGGAGAAGTATGGCGCTGGGAGCTAGGAGCTGGAAGTCGGAAGCTGGCCGGCACCTGCTGGCATTGTTGGATCGTTTCCTGGAGGCAGCGGGGCGCGCAGGGAAGCGTCGCGCGCTGCAGAAGGTCGGCGAGCGGCTGGAGGATGAGGCTGGGAAGGCATTTCGTGAGCAGGGCACGACGTTCGAGGGGGCCGTCGCGGATGGGGCGGACGTAGCTGCGGCCACGGAGGCCGCGTTGTCGGCTGGGACGCCACGGATGAGCCGGGCGGTGCAGGTCGCCGTCGAGGGGGCGCTGGAGGCCGGGGGGCAGGCGCTGGCAGCGGAGTATGGTATTTCGTTCAGCTTGAAGAATCCTCGTGCTGTGGAGTACGTGCGCGGCTACGGGGCGCAGTTGGTCACGAAAGTGAACGATACGACCCGCGCGGAAATCCGTGACATCGTGAAGCGGGGGACGGAGGAAGGTTGGAGTTACGATCAGATCGCAGAGGAGATCACCGACCGGTTTGCGGAGTTTGCCGAGGGGAAGCCGCAGCTGCATATTGACAGTCGGGCGCACCTGGTAGCGGTGACGGAGACCGGAAACGCGTATGAAGAAGGCAATCGGATCGTGGCGCAGGAGATGGCGGCGGCCGGACTGACGATGGAGAAGAAGTGGCTGACGGTGGGAGACGACCGGGTGAGTGAGGGTTGCCGGACAAACGAGGCGGCAGGGTGGATTCCGTTGGATGAGCAGTTTCCGAGCGGGCACGAGCGGCCGCTGCGGTTTCCGGGTTGCCGGTGCGATTGTCTGTATCGGCGGGTGCGCTCAGAGGCTAAGTGATTGTTAGGGAATGAAGCATGGCCGCAGGGTATTATGACATCGTGATCGAGCATGGTGCGACCTGGCGGTTGGTCGTCCAGGTAACGGGCCTGGACTTGACGGGTGCGACAGCGCGGATGCAGGCGCGGCTGGTGGTGACCAGCGTGACGCCGGTAGTGGAGTTGTCTACAGCCAATGGCCGGATCGTGATCGCAGTAAGTGATACGCAGCACGCAACGCTGACGTTGACGCTGACGGCTGAGACGACGACGGGGTTGAGCTTCACACGCGCCGTGTATGATTTGGAGGTCGTGCTGGCCGATGGGACGGTGTATCGGTTGTTGCAGGGGGCAGTGACGTTGGCGCTTGAGATTACGAGGTGACGCGGTGAGCGAGCCGACGGTGATCGTGCAGGCCGAGACGATTGGCGTGGTGGTGCAGCCGGCCGCGACGCCGGTGACGGTTTCGCTGGCTACGACGCCGGTGACGGTGCAGGAACAGCAGGTGGCGGTGACGGTGGCGCCGGAGGTGGTGGCGCTGACGGTGGCGCCGGCTATCGAGCTGGTGGGGGGCGACAAGTTCTATCGGCACACGCAGGATGTTCCGGCGGCGATCTGGCTGATCACGCACGCCCTGGCGAAGTATCCGGCAGTGAGCGTGGTGGATTCGGCCGGCAGTTGGGTGGTGGGGGACGTGGAGTACCTGGACCAGGACAGCCTGCGGGTGGCCTTTTCGGGGGCGTTTGCGGGGAAGGCGTATTGTAACTAGGAGTCAGGGGTCAGGAGGCAGAAGAAGTGAAGATTCTCAACAACATTGATCTGAACAAGAACGAGCTGCAGAATGCCAGGATTCAGAATCTGGCGAGTGCGCCGAGTTCGCCGGTGGAGGGGCAAGTTTACTACGATACGGTGCAGTATTGTATGTTCGTGTACAGCTCGGCTTACGGGTGGACAAAGGTCCCGCCGCCGTACAATATGCAGCCCACGACATTGACAGCTGCATCGTCTGGGGGAGCCGGGGTGCAATCTCTGTTTTCGCGTGGCGATCATGGACATGCATTAACAGCGAACCAGGCGCCTGCAAACGAGACGATCGGCGCCACGGCGGTCACTGGCACATCTGAGCATCTGGCGCGCGCGGATCACGTTCACGCCATGCCAGGGCTGGCGACCAGCGGGGCCAGCGGGTTCATGGCGAACACGGACAAGGCGAAGCTGGACGATGCGACCAGCGCGGCGACGGCGAGCAAGCTGGTGTTGCGCGACGGCAGCGGCCGGGCGCAGTTTGCGGACCCGAGCGCGGCGCAGGATGCGGCGACAAAAGCCTACGTGGACGCCAGCGCGCAGGGGCTGGATGCGAAGGGGAGCGTGCGGGCGGCGACGACGGGCGCGCTGCCGGCGCATACGTTCGATGCTGGCAACAACCGGCTGACGGCCAGCGTCAACGGGGCGATTGGGTCACTGGACGGGGTGACGCTGGTCCTCAATGATCGGGTGCTGGTGAAGGATGAGGGCAGCGGCACGCATCTGGAAAACGGCATCTACTATGTGGAGCTGGTGGGCGACGCCAGTAATCCGTGGAAGCTGAAGCGCACGACGGACGCGGATTCGTCGGCCGAGGTGAACAGCGGGTTGTACGTGTTCGTGGAAGAGGGTACGGTCAATGCGGACAGCGGTTGGATTCTGATCACGAACAACCCGATCACGCTGAACACGACGGCGCTGTCGTTCACGCAGTTTTCGGGCGCGGGCCAGATCGTGGCCGGGCTGGGGTTGACCAAGAGCGGCAACACGCTCAACCTGGCGGGCGGCAGCAACAACCAGGACGGGTTGACTATCGGCGCGGACACGGTGGTGGTGAACATCGATACGGCGGCGGGGTTGAAGTTCGACGCTTCGACGCCGAAGAAGATCCAGGTGAGCCAGGACGCGGCCGGCGGGCTGGAGTTCAACGCCGGCGCGGAACGGATCAAGCTGCCCACGAATCACGGCCTGGCGCGCGATGCGAATGGTCTGGCGCTGGGCACGCCCTCCTCGGTCACGGCCTCCTCGACCAACGCGGTTACCACGACTACCCATACTCACGCCGCCGACAGCACGCTGGCGCGCAGCGCGATCACGATTACGGCCGGCAACGGTCTGACCGGCGGCGGCGACTTGACCACGAACCGCACGGTGGACGTGGGCAAGGGGGACGGCATCGCGGTGGCGGCCGATGCGATCAGCGCGGACGTGGATACGACGGCCGGCATGACGCTGACCGGCACGTCGCCCAACAAGAAGATCGCAGCCAGCCTGGATGCGGCGGGCGCGTTGGAGTTCAACTCTGGCGCAATGCGGGTGAAGCTGAAAGGGACG